GTACCAGGACCAAGACCATCAAAATCCGCTACCGTAAGATCGGTATTTGGCGTTATTACACTTAAAAAGTCTTTTGCCATGGATTGTCTCCTTTCCTATTATAGTTTGGAGAGCAACCTTAAAAGGTTCTAACCAAACAAGTTATCTACATCGCCGTCAGAATCTACGAGAGCATCAAATACTGCATCCTCATAGTTCTGTTCGACTTTAGCACTATTAGCGCTACCAGCACTTGTTGGTATATCCCTGACCTTCTTCATTTGAGAAAGCATATCTTTCTTCGTACTATTAGCCACATTGCTCTTGACTTGATCCTTATTCAATAGAAGATGGATATCATCTAGAGTTAATTGACGCTTGCGGGCTTCCGTCATCATTACCTGGAAGTCATTCTTAGACATATTGTTCTTTTTCATGAACTGTTCTGCCTGAGCCACACGCATCTTATTAGCCTGTGCACGTTGAATGTTATTGCGTTCTTTGGTCATCACCTGGTTTATCCTCTGTTGTACAACTTGATCAACCTGAGCATTAACAAGCTTGGCTGAATCTGACTCTGGATCCTCTAAATCATGAGGATTAAACTCAAAGTCTTCATCTAGTCCAAGGTTCTCCTTTACGGATTTAGGTGCTGTACCGCCATTACGAAGATAGTCACGAACATGCTCAACTAAGCCAGTATCGCTCTTCATAGCGTTGAGTACAGGCACAAAAGGCTTTAGCTGATTCAGTTCTTCACGCATGCGAAGAGCTTCCCTGCTAGAGTCCTTATAGCGCTGTTCCCAACCTGTACCATCGGAGTCCTTTGCCTTTGGCGTGGGTATCTGCTTCTCAGCAGGACCACTAGTAGGCTCTGGAGTTACCTCGGCTCGTGTTAAATCATCTTGTATAGCGCCATTGACAGTATCATCTAGCGCTTCAAAAAAGTTATCAGGGGAGCCAAAGACTGCATCTTCTGCTTGGTTGTCTGTTGGGTTGTCCATCTGCTTTTCCTCTTTTGTCATATTATCTCCCTGTTTTTACTTAAGTTATAATTTACGAAGGTTCATTATTACTTTGCAAGTTATTTATTACACTTTTTATCTGTAAGTCTAATTCCTTAGATTTAGCCTTCATATCATCTTCTGCACGCTTCTTTCTAGTACCCGCTTCATTATCCATAGTACTCCTTAGGAGCTTCTGCTTGGCTTGCGTAGCAAGGTACTCTTTCTCTTCACGAGTCTCCACATCATTCTTCTTCTTGCTAATCTCCATCTGTGCTTGCATGACCTTCCCCTTAATTCCTGCTTGTACAAGTTGTCTCTCAAGCGTTTCTATTGTACCAGCACTGTCTTTCAGTTGCGATTCCATTGATTGGACTTGCCCCTGTAGCTGTGCATAAGTACTCTTACGCTCAGCAATTCTTTCCTTATCTCTCAGATCAGTCTCGGATAATACCGCTATATCATCTATAATACCTAACTGGAACATATCTTTCAGCTCTGCAAGATACGCCCATCTATTTATCGGAAGAGTAGAACCAGCCACTATCCTGACATCGAACTTAGATGTCTCATAATCATTCCACTTACCTACTGCCTCACCCAAATCATTATACATCGGTATGTTTATCTGGACTTCCCTGTCTTCTTGGAGGGCACTTGGCTGTACTACCCTGAATACCTTGTGAGCGGTGTAGACAGACTGCGAGAATTCTTTTATAACGATTCCAAGCTGACGTAATGCCGGCTCGATACAATTTTTCAGCCATTGTTTTACCCTTCTTGTTCCATATTCATCCATAGCAAGCATACCCCTATAAGTATCATGCTGTTGCCCGGTATCGCCCTGCATTGAAGAATATATGCCTGCCAGATACTCCATATCATTCTTGCCTTCTTGGACGATTTGGAAGAATGCATTACTGAGAGGAGCTGGTTGGACTGGCGTAGGGGGCGCTGCCCCAGGGCGAATAGGCAATAATGCTCCAGGGGAACTTGAGTATTTTTCCCAATGTCCAGTATCAATGGCACCCTCTTCATGCATCCACCTAAGGCTAGAGCCTAAAGATGCATTGTGCACCATTATTTGGTGTGATTTATTTATCTCTCTCTGTTTCCCTATCAGGGGAGAGACAGCTGATATTGGATATGGAGTACCTGTCCATTTAAAATGGAAGGGTATAATTGGATACTCTTGGATAGTTTCTGGTAATGTAATATTGTATATCATAGTATCACCAATAACCGCCAACTTAGATATCCTATCTCCAAAAAAGCGAACCACATCCTCTACTATATTAGAAAACGTAGGATCTTTCTCTAAAATCTTATATTCTTTCTCCGTGACTACCTTATTATCAACAACAGTAACTTGGGATATAAGATCATTCATAAGTTGTTGATTGGCAGATTTTAACTGCTGCTGAGCCATATCTGTTTCCTTCTTGAGCTCTAACTCCATTCTTTCAGGCAACATCTCCCCAGATTCTACGGCTTGCTGTAACTTTTGTTGTGTCTCCATTAATTGAACCTCAATCTCTTGACTCATCTCCTGCATCCTAGCATCAACCTGCTGCTTTATCTGGGCCATCTGCTCTTCTGTGGGTGGCACTCTATAGAATACATTCACATAAGGTATCTTAATCTTCTCATACAGCTCAAAGTATTCTAGAAGCTCGTCAGTGTCTCCTGTCTCCGGGTCTATAGATTCAGAAGAAGAGACATCCTTATATGTAAAATCTTTTTGTGTATTAGATGCCTTCTCCGAGTAATTATAGTCCGCCTGTTCATCAGAACTAGCCTTCTTAATCTTTGCTTTATGGTCTGGATATAGCTTGTATAAATGGGCTTTAGGTAGAACTTTACGTATCATAATAAATGCAGCATCCCTAAATAGGATATCTCTAGCTTTAGGATCTACAAAGATATCGAAAGGCTCTGGCTGTTCAATCATCACCTCTCCCATGCCTCTATCTGCATCCGGATCTACTACAACATGCAACCATCCAACAGACTTAGAGATAGCGTCATTTATAGCATTTGCATAAAGAGATGTACCATCAGATCCAGCCCAGATATAGTCAGCCATATCACTAAATACAGCTGCTACATTAGTGTCAGAACCATCCACGGCCACAGCTTGCCATCTAGGAGTGTTAGCAGTTGCATAGAAGTTAAGCATTTCCACTACAGGGGTGATCCTATTAATAGTAAAGGTAGGCATCCCCTGATCTTCTAGATCTTGAAACTCTCTTTCTGATAACTGATTATCATTGGCAAAGTCAAAAGCCTTTTGATTAACATACTCCCATCTAACTCTTGAGGCCTGGTTAGCCCTCTGAAAAAGACTTCTAACCCTATCTACCTGCTTATTTCCTTTCTTACTCATTACATGCCGCCTTTGCATCTCTTACGCTTGCACCTGATTGAAGCTTAGCCCTTACACACGCACTGGTTTGCTTCTGCATGTATGAAGTTGTTTGCTTCGTGACATTAGGAAGCGTGACATTAGGAGGGGCATCACCTGGGTTTTGGTCAGTCATAGTACTATCTCCATACGTTTTCTTCCCAGAGAATTGTTTGCCAGGACCCATGTCAGGAAGCTTAGGCTGCATAACTTCAGTCTGGGGAGGGCTAAATACAGGCTTATCCTCTCTAGTCTGTGACCCAATCTGGGTATTGTTTCTACCAAAAGATCCCATTCTCCTTGCCCTGCCTCTGCGGCCTGCTGCTCTACTTCTTGCCATTATATTCTCCTAATAATTCCATTTCTTGCCTAATTGCATAATCTCTCTACCATAATCTTCCCATCGCTGTTTGCTATCCTCTAGCCATACTTGTGCTAGCGTCTGATCATCATATGAAGACAACTCTTCCCTACCCTGTGTAGTGATATTGCTGATCAATCGATCTCTTTGGATAGAATTAAACTCTCCCTTCACATTACCCTCATCACTTGTAAAAGATTCGCCGCTTAGCACTGCTAAAATTTTCATCGTGCCCTCTCGCCCCTGTTGCCAAGACATATACTCAAGAAATCCTGGATCATCTATACCAAGATCTAGCGCAAGCCTGTTGGCTCCAAAAGCTCTCCACTTCCCCTTGTTTGAAGTTCTATCCGAGACTTCTCGTCCATAATATTCTGCAGCCTGCGCCCTATCTATATCAGGGTACTTAAGAGACTCATTATCAACCTCGTCCATAATAACCCCACTTTGCATTAGACCATAATATAGAGCATCAGGATCTTTAAATGCCTTCGTGTCCAGTCCCATTTCAGACTCCATCGCAGCTGCCTGCATTAGATTTTTCCTGTTATATTTAGATTCCTCTGAGTAGGCCACTTCAGACAGGTAATCATATAAATCTTTCGACACATTACTTAGGTCTCTTGCCGCCATACTTCCTTCTGTGCTCAGTCTTCAGCTCTTTAGCTTTCCTCTGACTAGGTATATTATGTGTTAGGTGTTTTAGTGTTATTATATCCATTATGCTGTTACCCAATTCTTAGCTTTAGGCTTATGTTTGTATAACTCTCCATCCTTACTTTCTTTTATACCTTGCAATGGGTATGCATGCTTACAAGCATAAGCGAGACTATCAATAGTGTCATCATGCCCCATTCTGGGTCCAAAAGTTATAATTTCTCTTTGAAGGTCATACATGTCCTTCTTAATGTGTATCGCACCCACCGAAAACCTTTGAGCAAGTATCTCTTGGATCCGGTCTCTTTTCGACATTCTGTTACCTGGTTTTTCAGCGCAGTACTTGACAGAGAAGTCATTACGCCTGCGCATTTCCGCCATAAGCGCTTGAAATATTGGGCGAGACATTGTAGTCTCCTCGATTGTAAAAAGGGAAGGGTGATAGATGTTATTAAGCTCGAACAAGTGATCAACGATTCCCTTCTTATAATCTCCTGGGATACCGAGAACAGGGAGTGAACGCTTGCGTACATAGTTAATAACATATATATTGTTATCAGTATCAACCCCAAGAGTAAGTAGAACACTGAAGTCGCTATCCCTACGAGTAGAATCTGTAGCGGGGTCGACACCCGTGAAAATATTGACTGGCTTGACATCCCCATCTGATGTGTGTATATACGATATTCCTGTTTCGTCATCATGGATAAAATCGCCCTCCCAATACTTGATATGATTTCTAGTAAATATTGCATCGTCTTCATTCTGAACTTCCATCATGTATTCTTGATAGAACTTCTGTGGCTGGCCAGAATCTGAATAAAACTTTTTCTTTCTCTCCATCTCCTTGTGACCGAACCAACTCGGCCATAAAGGAGTCCCATCTCCCTGTAATGCTTTGTAGGTTATCACTTTCCAACTAAAGTCTTTGCCTTCAGCCACTGCCCTGTCGTGGTTGACCAGAATGTTGTTAATAAAAGAATCGAAATGCACAGGAGTTCCATTGATCCTAAGACGACCCGTATGGGGCTCCAGAGCAGGAAATACAACTGCCGTAACAAGGTTAGAGATTTTAGCCCTAGACTCAGGTGTAATGGTATTATTTTCATCCTCAAAGTCATCCAGCACGATAAGATCGTACCTTTTATGTAATTTAGCTCCCCCACGTATACCAGAGAGGTTCGATTTGCTAATAAGCTTAGTGCCATTCTTAAGTTCAATATCATCTTCTGTCCATTTTCTCCCTTTTAAGTCCCCAAAATAATAACGTATCTTATCGTTAAATTCTATATGATACTTGATGTAGTCAAGGTTTGGTACGCTAATTTTGCTAGAAGCTGCAACCCACCCATAGAAGAGTGGTTCCTTAGTAAAGCAGAAATCATGCATAATGGAGCATTTAGTGAGCACAGTCTTGCCATGACCTCTAGGTAGAATAACTGCAAGTTCCCTGATTGATAAGTCGTTAACTGCATCAGCTACCTGGTAATGAAAGAACGGAGTCTCACTCCGCATAAAGTCATCTGGTAAAAAGAGCTTACCGAATGCAATAAGGTCTTCCTGTGCAAGCTTAAGCTGTTCTTCTGCTTCAGAAACATTTCTAGAGTTTATATTAGCCACTGCCCTCTATAATGAAATGATCCTTAGCTGTATCTATCATCTCCTGATAGTCACCTCCGTGCATTCCATCGGCTTGATCCCCTATATAATAATAAAGCATCTGCCAGTTGTCACTGAACTTACCCTTACCTTTAGGTATGCCAGAAGTAGCATCTTCAGATCTAAGTTTCAGTAGTTCAGGGTTGAGCCAGTCTAGGTAGTTGCGAAAAGACACCTTTTCCTTGTCTACATTCGGATCGAGCTCATACGCCTTATTCAGTAGTTTCTCATCAACGCCAGCTGCCATCTTCTGTTCATTAGGGGCCAAGTCCATGGAATACGCGGAATAATTTATAGCCCCACCATCTATCGCCTGGTCTGGGGATACCTGTTGCATATTATTAAAAGCGTGGTTATCTTGATCCATCATCCTTGTTCACCTCCTCTAGTTCAGGTCTTTGGACGTCCTCTAAAGCTTCAGGGGTAAAACCCTGAAATAGAGCTCCAGAAACCTGTGTAATTTTTACTTGGTTCTTATCTTCTAAATCTAATATATCTGAGAGCTTAAACAAGGCTTTTAGCCTTGTATCTGCCTTCTCTGCTGTATCAGCCTCATCTTTTATGCCTTTAAGTACAGACTCCTCATCTATACCTAAGTCCTTGCATATAGGTTTCAATTCTTCCTTCATTGCAGTGAGTACCCTCTCTGTTTTTACAAGTTTACTAGACTTATGCAAGGCATACCGTCGATTGTTAGTAGGGTATGCTTTTAAATATGCATCTGTGGGGCTCATGCCAGATGCTAAGAACTGGACAAACACAAGTTCATAGCGGGTTAGTTTGGTCCGGTCCAAGAGGATGTCATCTGGTCTTTTACCTCCACCTATAGTGTAGATATTGACCCTTCGGCTAGTGTCCATTTTCACTTTAGGGCTTGCGAGAAAAGTTCCCGTACATGTACCCACATATCCTCTGACCTTAGTCCTTCCGTATCTTTGTGTCATCTTTCCCTGTCTCAGCACCTGGATGATACAACCATCATCTGCCCTGACCCAATCGCCTGCGCGACTATAGCGCCAGTCACTGATAGTTTCGAGCCCAATTGGTACTTCATCTTCCGACTCATAAACCTCATGCTCTACCCCATTAACCCGATAAGTCCTCATTAGCCTCCCTGGTTATAGCGGCCTTAAAGCCGGCATTAAATGCTTTTTTCATCTCTTGCAAGCAAGGGCGCTCCTCACTTGCCTTCTTTATACTTCGCAATTGGATACCTGTAATATATAGAACCAGTCTCTTCTCCATGAATACGAGCACCTTTAGTGCTATGTTTCTCATCCACCGGATGAGGGTTACCACTATACGGTCAAGTATGGTAAGCTTTAGTTTGTTTTTTCATGGTTTTTTACCTTTATTATAAGGAAGCCAACTATTAAGCTTCTCTTTACGCTTATTACAGCCTTCACAAGGCTTAATGCCAGTAAAACCAGCAATAAGTCGAGCCAATGTATCTCCTACACCGCTATCTAAACCTTTTTTGTTACAATCTTTACAAGCCATTCTCTACCTCTATATAGTTATCAAGTAGTACATTAGCAGGGTTTATTTCCCATTTCCCACGTTTGACAAGTGTTAAGCGCAGTCAAACGTATGTACCCTACTTACAAGCACCTACAAAAGAGTCTCCTCTGTAGACCTAATAGCCCTACGCTTCAGCTATATCTTTCATAAGCTCAATAGCCTCTTCAGAAGTTATTCTCTCCCAGTCATCCACTTCTAAAGAACCATAAGTAAGAGTCTTAATAGCATCCTCTGCTACCTCTTCAGAGATATACTCTATCTCTTCTGTTTCTTCATTATAAGCAATAACTAAGGTATATACTTTCATGATAACTCCTTTTTAAGCTAATAGTTAAACTAACTAGTAATAATTTATTACCTTTAAGTAATACGATGCAAGCTTTTTTTTCAAGCGTAAGTACCTGTAAAATAGCGACTTAGTAAATACAGACCAGCGAGTCGGTATCTCAGCATCGGATCCAGAGTACTTATTCTTCATAAAGTCTGCAAATCTATCTGTATCCCCATTATAGCTCATATAGTCAGATAGCACTTGAGATATATCATAAACAGCTTTCTGGTTATTCTCTATCTGCAGAAAGAGTTGGTCCATATAGCTCAGTATCTCTTTGTTTGTCGGTGGTTTCTTCATCTTTCTCTTCATAGTCTTTCCCCTTATAATGTTCATGATCTACTTCACAGTAATCAGGACAACTGTA